TGGCGCTCAGATGCACTTCGATAATTTCCAACCGTCTTATAGCAGTGTGGGTATAAATTCCCACAGTGCCATAACGTGTTGGGTACTTGTTGTTCTATCTAACGCCAACCAGTCATTCGCTTAATTTCACATTGACAATGATACACATAACTGTGCACATCGCAACGTGATCTTAAGGATACGTCTCCGTGAGTCTGCGGAAGATTCCTTTCGGATCTTCAACAGGTTTCAAGGTGATCGTATCACTGGTAACCAGTTAAATCGTTGAACCCTCTAGGTTGCGACCATGTAAAGTGTCATGATGTGGATAACACCATAACTCTTTGAGACAAATCTTCGTAACAGTCCTCCGCGTCGGAGAAACTATCAAAAATAGTTGACTCTATGTACGCAGGGCTAGAAGGAGAATCAACAAGAGTGTTTCCACTGCAGTCACTAGGACTTACAGGTTTTAGCCTCGGGTTAATCCCATATATCGTAAAGATCCGTGAGAAAATCTCATGGATTTTAGCTGTTTGAATAAATTCTCGCATAGGTTTCTCTCCCATTCTAAGTTGGGGTCAGTAGCTAGTTGGTATATCTTGAGCCAATTTGTCAAAGTCAAAAATTCAAGCAGTTAGTTCCTCACATTTAGTGACGAACTTTTTATCAGACAAGGACTCGTCATTGATGGCGAAAACTTGTTCAAATAAATCTGCCTCAATCAATGACCTTGGCATCTCGACAGCTGGTACATCGATAATATCTACCACTCCGTATCGCTTGTTGAACTCGGACGCATCTGCGATTCCCGTAGACTCGTTCAGATTAAAATCTGTCGGGGCTACTAGGGCGCTAAATGGGACGGGCTCTAAAACGAACTGATTGATAGAATCATCACGTACCAGTTTCTCCGTTAAGAACGGAGGATGTCGGGAAATTGGAGTTCCTTTCGGCATTTCTTCGTTGGGGCGTAGCGCTCCAGCGGAAGAAGCTGCTTTCCGGAACTTTTCGGCGGCATCATAGTAACGGTTCATTAAAATTTGAACTTCTACCATGAGCGCCTCTCAGATATACTGCCACGCTTCATGATCATCGCTTATGTCTCATTTAGAATTGAACCCGGAAGAACGGATTCAATCGGAGACACTAAGCGGAAAGGCTCCTTTCGGAGACCGGAACCAGATTAGCAAAGTTCTGAGACGACGGTTAAGATGTCTAAACTGAGCTGTATAAGCTCGAGTTTTCGTCTTATAACCGTATCCCAGAATTGTTAAAATGGCTCCGAGAGGGAGTGAATGCTGCTTGACGAATTCGCAAATTAGTAAAGTACTACTTAACGTAGCAATGACTTCTTTAAAAGGAAGCATATCAGCCCTACCTGAGGGAACGAAGAATTTCTTCGCGAACTCGACGTAGAACTGACCTTTACTAACTATTGATTTCGCTAGGCCGGCTTTCACCCCAATTTCCCTTAGAATTAGAAGATACTCTCTTGCAACGAATCTATTCAATATAGCGATATCGTCTCCTAAGACTGCATAGTCTCGGAAGGCGATCGGTATATTAGCTTTAGGATATTTGTCTTTTGCCCGATGAGCCGCTCAATGCACTATAGCATGGTGAGTGAGAGCAAGCATTGCCCACGAAGAAAGGGCGCCCATAGGCTGGCCTACTGAATAGGTAACAGCTTCTGGAACCCCTTCCTCTGGCAGATCAAAACCGCGATCAGCTGGTCCCGGAATATTGACTTTATAAGCTCTTCCAACTAAGAGTTCAGCCCATAATTGGGCTGCTCGCTTAGAATTAGGAAACTCAACCCATTTGAATACTCGCTCCATAACTGGAACTTGTAAACTAATGGGAAGTCTATCCGTTGCAGCTGAAAGGTCGATTGAGTAGTACCATCGTCCTTTATCAGGGCGAAGGTGTCTAAGTCGCTCGACCGGTCTGATCTGGTGGAACGTACCATCCATAGGAATCCCACGAAGAATCGTGAAGATGGCCAAATGGATAGGACGCATGACCCATTGAGTAAACGGGTCAACCATTGCAAAAACTCTAACTTTCCCCGCTGCTTCCTCCTTGAAGCCCAGTTTAGCTAATCCTGTAGCAGCACCCTCTTGAATCCGCTTACTAAAATCCATTGGTTTGGATTTGTAGTAATGCCAATTGTTAGAGGAGGCTCAACCTATCCTCTCCATTATCGGAGGAAAGGTTCCCCCTAAATTGTGATCGGATCAAAGCTGGAGAAGTTCTTTAAGAGACTTCTTTAATCCAGGATTGTTCTGTCACATTTTAGCCGATCGAACCAAGGAATAAAAGGACGTCGACACAGTTGACGCCTTCATTACTTGGTCCTCGACCGTTTGAGGACCTGACTTAAGAATTGGAAAGGGGGTTGGCTGAGGCAACTCAACTTTTGAACCAGGAGTAAAAACCTTTTGGAGAGTCGGGAAAAAGATAGTCTCTAGGAACGCTTCCCAGCGTCCTAAGTACTTATCCGATATATCAACACCGGGATCAGTGATAGTTGAAAGATTCAACGTACCACGAAATTCCAGAATTCGATATATCCCCAACAGGGTCATTCAAAGTTTAAGACTTTGAACATCACCCTCACGGATTCTTCTCCGGACTCCAGCCGGTATTATTCTTGGCATTCCAGCTTTTGTCCGACTTACCCGACGTTTAAGTTCGGTTAAGTCGGCAACCTTATAACCAGCAATAGATTGCTGTAAGAGCACTTGGCAAGATTTCAGGTGCAGGATTGCACCCTTTTCTCCCTGAGTTCTCATAAGGAATCTCAGCCGGGAACAGAAGTGGCCAATTTGCCTGACAGTACTAGGCTTACAGTGGAAGAGGACTCCACGGGATGCTTTAATAAGTCATCCAATGAGTCCCCGACCCATATTTCTATGGATCAGACCTCTAATGGCATCCGTATTCCTTCCAATCAAGGAGCTAAGAGTCAGCATTCTCTGCTTGACCCCTTCGCTTCTTCCTTGGAGGCTTGCGCCTCTCCACGAATCGTGTGAGAACTGTCATATTGACAGATGTCTCGTTACGGATAATGGAGCAATGTTAGCTGATAAAACCTGGTCATTTCACATGACCCGGTAAATTAGTTGACGTTGTACTCTGTTTTTCATTGCATAATATTAATTGACCTTGAGCTGACCGTATCATCGCGAGTCAGGGTCTCATTCTATCCTTTCGGTAGAACTGACGCTCCTGAATTCCGAAGAACCGATGTTCAAGGGCCACCCAAGGGGGGAGATAATCCTTATACTACTTAATAGTACTTAGGAAAGGTCTCATCCTTTTTGGGAAAATTAAATTTACGTAATGAACCGTAATGCTACATTATTCGCAGCTCTTAGGGATGGATTCTAAGACCCTACTTAGCTGTCTTAACAGCTAGATAGGGCGCCATTAGACCCGCTTTCCTCCTTTGCAGAAGGGGCGTAAGTCCCCTATGTAAGGACTATTGTCTAATAGCCCGGTCATTCTTCCTTGTACTTTACTTATTACATAAAGTCCGGAAAAGTACCGGCAAGAATCGCATTGCTGCGGTTCTTACATAATTGGCGCAGAGTTAAGCTCTATGGAGATGTCCCAGATGCACATTGACACTTGAGTCACGATCCAGTAGGGACAAAACCCTGCTGTGAATCTTTAATTTGCCGTAAG